CATTTTCTGATTGTGCTCCGATTGGTTGTGATACGAACAAAAGTCCGTACAAAATTCCTACTGATGTAAGAAGAAGAATTGTTCCAAGGGTTAATCCTAGAATAAACTTTAGTCTTGCATCAAGATCTGCTGGGGTTAATCTTTCTTTAGCCATTTTTTACCTTACTGTTTTGATAATCATTCCATATTTGTTCGCCAACAATATCTCTACTGCATGTTCCTGTTGTCTCACAGACTGGAGGATTGCACTCTGCTTTATCCCAATTTGCCTGATCTTGACAAGGATAGCGGAAGCTTCCCTGATAACCGCAAGAGGTCAAGGTCAGGGCTAGCACTACGCTTGAAAATGAGGCAATTATTTTTCTCATGCCTCTATTATACCTTATTCCTCGTCTTTTCTTAAAGGGATGGTTATTAGCCAAATAACGGTAACAATTATTGTGGCTAGGCCTACTACATCTTGGGCTGTGCCTGTTAGGGTAAGCCAAGCTATAAAAAAGCCAAGGAGGGTCCATAGCTGGGCTATGCTTTCCTTAATTGCTTCCCAGATCCAATTAAAAAATCCTTTAATTATTTTCATACTATCCTCCTAGTCATGGCTGCTGCCACAATATTTCCTGCAATAATTACTGGCACAATTACTTCCTGTGCTTTTTCTCTTTGATCATCGGTCATGTCTTTGCCCCATTCTGATGGGCTTAATAATTCTTCAAAATTAATATCTGAAATAGCGCCAATTGGATCCGATAAAAATGCTTCCGTTGCAATTTCAGTTGTTGCATCTGCTAAGGTATATGGCATAGGCGCTGTAGCATTTTCTTTAATTCTATCACCAAATTCTTCAAGGGCTTTTGCAATTGTTGGTTCTGATGCTGCCAAAGCTGCTACCTTTGCAATTTCAGATGCTCTGATTCCAAGGCCTTCTGCAACCGCCGCCTTCTGCTCTGGAGTTAATTTAGTTAATGTATCTTTACTTGTTAAATCTGCAATTAGATTTGCTGTTTCTTCTGTGATAACATTAGGTCGTGATGATTCTTCAGAAGGTTCAGCAGGAGTTGGCTCTGGTTCAGGAGTTGGCTCTTGATCTGTATCCGTTGGCTGAGGTGAAGGCTCTGGTGAAGTCTCAGGAGTTGGCTCTGGCTCAGGGGTTGGATCTACGTTCTCCTCATCTGTGGTATCAGAACTTGGCTCTGGATTGGGATCGTCTGGTTCAGTTTGCTCGTTTGATGGTTCAGGAGTAGGTTCCGATGTTGGTTCTTCTGTCGGTTCTGTCGTTTCTTCTGGTTGTGGCGTTGGGTCTATGGGTGTCTGAGGCTGATTTGCCATAGCCGCAGCAATTGCGGCGGCAACTCTTTGCTGTTCTTCAAACAACCAAGTTTCATTATATAAATCCCAAGCATCTTCTATTGCATTGTTCATATCAATAATTGCTTGATCATAGGTAGACTGAGCATTATTTTTAGCAGTTAATTTATTTGAAGTATTAATAACTGCATTATCGTATGCAGTATTCTTTGTAGTTAGCGTTTGATTGTATGTGTTTAGTGTAGATACAGCAGAATTATACACAGATAATTTGTCATTACGTACTGTTAATTTAGTATTATAAGTTTGTTGTGCTGTAGATTGTGCTTGTTGGGCAGCAGTTAAATTATCTAATTGTTGTTGTGTTGCACCAGATCCATAAGAAAACGTATTTAAATTACAACTAAATCCTACACCCCATCCACCAGTATAGGCGCATCCTGCTGTAGTCCAGCCTCCAGGAATTGACCAGCCAAGTAGGTAAGATCCTGGGCCACCACCGTTATACCACCATATCTCTACATCTAAAGTTTTATCTTGGCTAACATTATATATTGGAGAATATGGGCTCCATGTAACACCTTGTTCTACCCAATTATCGACAGCTAGTTGTCCGTCAACATACATTCTAAACCCGTCGTCTGTGTAACCAGCAAAGTAAACGCCTGTCCAACTTGATGGCACTGTAATTTTTCCAGTAAATTTAACAATAATATCTTCATAATATCCACAAACTGGAAGATTCATCGAAGCAGAATTCCAAACACCAGTACATATAACAGAACCAGGTACTGCTATATGCTGTCCATTAACATATCCATCTCTTAATAGATGATATACAGTATATTGTAGTCCTGCTGACCCAGCACTATTTACTGCTGATTGAGCTGTTTGAAGATTTGAATTTGCTGTTGTTAAATTAATTGTGGCTACATCTAGTTCATCTTGGGCATCATTTTTATTTGTAAGAGCAGTAGCAACTGTTACGGTTTGTCCATCTACTGCAGATTGTGCTGTAGTCTTTTCAGATAATGCAGTAGCCTCTGCAGCAACAGCTGCATCATACTCTGTATAAGCTGTGTCTCTTGCTTGTTTTGCAGCAACGGCTGTATCGTATTTATCTTCTGCTATATCTATTAAGGCTCTAGTTTCAGCCTCTTCTGTAAGATTTGATACCTTTTCATTAAGCTCAGATATTTCCTGAGCCGCCAAACTTAATGGATCATCGCTATAAGCAGGTGTTAAAAATAGCCAACCAAACGCTAAAATGGCGGCTAATGACAATCTCCATGCTTTCGTCCTAGTCAACTATAACTCCTTGTTATAAATTTTATAACAAGTTAATTATATCATCTGACTATTTAGCGTTATCTGTTTTGTAGAAGCCTGTACCTTTAAACTGAATACCAAATGTACCAAACTGTTTAACCATTGCAGCACCACACTTTTCACAAAGTTCAACCATGTCTGCTTGTGAAAAAGGTTTTGGTATTTCTTTTGTGTAATTACAAATCACACACTTGTAATCATAGTTTGGCATTCTTCTCCTAAATTTTAAGGAGCAGTTTAGCCACATGCTCAGGTGGATCCCAGGCAACTATGCCCGCATCTGCGACTCCCCGATGAAAGGGTGCAGACTTATATTATACCTTATTTGATTTTGATTGTCTTTGGCTTTTCCTCTTCAGGAACAATACGCTCTAATTCAATTGTGAGCATACCGTTTTCTACCTTTGCACCAATTACCTCAATATATTCTCCAAGAGCAAATTCTCTTGTGAACTTACGAGTTGCAATACCCTTATGCACGAATTTTGCATCATCTGCTGAATCCTTAATCTCTCCCTTTACAGTAAGAGTAGAATCCTTTACAGTGATTTCAAGATCTTCTTTTGCAAAACCCGCCACAGCAACTTCGATCAAAAATGTATCTTCGTCGTCTGTCTTAATGACATTGTAGGGTGGGTATGTAGAGTTTGATGCGTGGCTGTGAACTCTAGTTAGTCTATCTAGTTCACGATTAAAGCCAATAAAAAAGGGATCCTTGAAAAGGTCCCATGTATAGGTTGTTACCATTTTATTCCTCCTTCAAGCGAATAAGTTAATATGTGGGCCCCTATTGGCGACCCACATATATTATATCAAAGTAGATTTTTTAAGTCTACAAAATCTTTTTCTTTTTATCCTTCATTTTATTTTCGTCTGCGGTGGCAGCGTAAAGAGCCCTCATTTGTGCTAAGGCTGCTGAGCGTCCAGAGTGGCAACCCTTTAGTTCTCCCTTATCATTTACTACGGCATACCCTTTACATCCTGCTACACCTTGTTCAACTTTATATGGCATTTTTTCTCCTAATCATTTGGAATTTCTGGCATATCCATTGGGATTATGCCTAGATCTTTTGCTATTTTGAATCCTTCTTGATTTAAACTTATCATGGCTTCTAGATTTTCGTCATATTCAACTTTTACATATCCTGCTTCATAAAGATCAATTAAAGTTTTATCTACATAATCAGTATGGGCCTGCCATAATTCTGGGGCAATATCTTTTGCAATTTCGTTTATGGCAAATATGATCTCGCCATCTTCATTAACGCCAGCGATTTCTACTGCGCCTATTTCAATATAGTGCTCTAGCCTCATATCATCATTATCCATGTGTCTATTATACTCTTTCTGGCTTATGCCTATTGTAGGCTACCATCTTCATTTTTGTCAATAGTAGACTCCACTATTTGCTGTACATAGTCAGAAAAATGTTTCCTAATATTGCCTGCTGGCCTATTGCCTGCGCTTTTCCATATTCTTTTATACTCTATTACATTAGAGAATGTGGTTGGGCAAAGCAGGATACCGTTATACTCTTTTAATACTGTAGGCAGCGGCACATGTTTTCCACAACATTTACACTCTTTAGCTTTATCTTGATATATACTCATACTATTTCCATTCCTTCTATCATTGCCGCCAATTCTTTAGGCATCTTAGGGGCCACAATTACATTCATTTTCTTTACATATTCTTCTTCATTATCCCATTTAATGCTGTCATACGTATGTACATCTATTTCATTTAATGTATCTACTTTAGTTCTACTAATAGCATTATAAATAGATCCGCAAACGGCGTCCGCTAAGTCTTTAGAACCTTTTCTAGGGTGATCAACACGATCTTTCATAATTTTTAATTGCAATAATTCATCAATCAATAACGGAATATGTGGACCAGAAAGTCTTTCTTCCAGAACAACCATAGCCATATCGTCATAATGCTTCTTTGCAACTGACAAAGTTTCTGTGTTAATTCCATAAGCTTTTAGCTGTTGCATCATGTCGTGAGAATTCCATCTGTCAAATGTACAAACTCTTATCTTAAATCCTGCAGTTCTTAATGAGAGTATATAATCTTTTACTTCTGTAAAGTCAACAGATTTATCTGCCGTAGGAGTCCAATATCTAACAGCGTCTACTTCAACAATTGGAGCTGGTTGAGAGTATGTATCTGTTACTTTTACATTTACCCATTTATTTACATGCGACATTGCTACAGCACAATGGTCATGCTTTTGTGCAAGGTCTACGTGAATAAAGTATTCTTTATCTGGGTCTGGTGCAAACCAAG